AACCTATGCGTTTCTGCAACGGTCCGTCGTTACCCCCCTCTGCAGCCTTGTGTTCGTCGGTGAGGATGGTAGCTTGACTGTCTACGAGCAAGCGTTCTCTGATCGGAATTCCAGCAGCTTCTAGTTCGTTGGTCTCCTGCTCGAGGACAGCGATTTCGATCTCGCTTCCAGCAGCAATCACCAGCTGGCATTGCAGATTTGTGACCGCAACTACTGGGATTTGTCTAAGCGCCCACTTGCGACCTTGTGCATCCACAGCCGAGTGACCGGCATTTGGCCCAGCAACCCTTACTGCTGCCAGGTTGTCGCTGCTCTCCTTGCCAAGGTAACCGGCAACAGCTCCTTTCCCTTCGCTGCCGTGCTGACCGCCAACAACAACTTGAAGCTTCCCCATCTTATCTCCTAAGGCAAGCGATGACCATCTTCACCGATTGCTCTTTGCTAAGTACCGTGGTGTCAATGACGAAATCGGCAAGCGATTCCAACGCGTCGTTGTCCTCGTCTGCCACTGCTGCATCATTCCAGTTCATTGCCTCTTTTCGTCTGGCATAGCGATTAGCAACCTCGTGTTGGCTTGCTCGCACGTGCACGTGGATGATGCTATATAATTCCTTTAGGATTTTCAGCTGCCCAACCTTCCGCACGCGGTCCAACACAATCAGGTCTCGGTCTTGAGCTACATTGATGAACTTACAGATCCAACTGTAATTGGTAGTAAGGTCCAAGCTTTCTCCCGCCCTTATCAAGTCCTGTCTGGTTGTTGCTTCAGGAGCAGCAGTCTTCAGACAAGACGATGTGCTTATGACCTCCACCCGGTTACCGTATGACGCCTTTAGGGAAGCAGCCAGCGTGGTCTTTCCCGATGCTGGTAATCCGGATAGTACAAGCAGTTTCACGGTTTCTCCAAATGAAGGTACTTTGCGGCTATCTGCTTGAGTTGTTTCGTGTGGCGATGCGAGATTACCATGACCTGTCTGTGCTTGCCCATCTCGAAAAGAGCTTCCGTGACCATCTCTATGCCTTGTTCATCCAAGGCATCGAACACTTCGTCGAAGTACAAGGGTGACCGGGCGTCGGAAATGGTGGACGACGCTACCTCTGCCAGACCCATAAGGATAGCCACATCCACCCGCCTGCGCTCCCCTCCGGACGCCCCGTTGTACCCGTGACCGCCCCCAGCTCCGGATACCTCCAGCAAGATAGCGTCGGAGTCGTCTCGCAGCTGCACGGACATTCTTCCGTCGCTAAACCTCGACAACCAGGAATTGGCCACAGATTCAACGCCATGAAGAGCACGACCAAGGACTTGTGCCCGGATACCCTTCAGACCAAGTATCTCCTCACAGGTGTGCAGCTCAGCAGCATCAATCTCCAGCTCGCTCTTTTTCTCTTCCAGGTCCAACAACTTGTTGCGAATCTCACCAATTCTTTTGCGTTCAGTTTCTACCGTTAACTTCTGCTTTTCGTACTGAGACCTGAGGGACCGCAACGTACTAACTTTTTGTTCTCGTTCGCTTATTTTTTGTTTTGCGTCCGAGTATTTAGCCGTCAATTCGTCGTGTTTGGGAGCTACTGTTACTAGGTCTTTCATTGCTCGCTCCCGTTCCAGCTCAGCAGTCTCTATTTCTTTTCCCAGTACCAATCGCATGGATTTGTGAAGCTTTTCGGAAACCGACTGTCCGCACGTGTCGCACACTTCCTTGGGCAGCTTCTCTAGTCTGGCTTCGATTAGTGATCTTTTGGTTTCATGCTTTCTGGCCATAGCTTGGATGGCGTCGAGTTCCGATTGCACAACTTTTATTTCGTCGCCCAGAGACCTCTTGAGCTTCTGGAGTTCCGCTAATTCATGTTCTAGTTCCGGCAGCTCATCCACCTCCGAAAGTTCTTTTGCGCTATCCTTCGCCGTATTAGCGATCTCTTGCCTAGACTTCAGACGTTCGATTAGGATAGCGTACTCGGACGATATCCCGTCTAAGGTTCGCTGAGCAGCTTTCAGGTCTTGGCGACAGGCGGCTAAAGCCGGGTCAAACCACGACAGTCCTAGAATCACCTCCAGTAGGCGTTTCCTATCTGCATCAGTGGCCCCAGAGAACGTGGATGCGTCGGAACTGCTGAATACCGTCGTACGGCGCCATGTTCCGAAATCTCCCACTATCGATTCCAAAGCTTCTTGCGCTTTGGTAGTAGATTCGAACTGCGTCGGCTCTTGCCCCGGTAGGCACCAGCTAAGCTTCTTCTTCTTGCCCGTCCACACCCTCTCTATCTCAACCACGTTGGATGACAAGCTAACCGAACCTGGCTGCTGTCTCCACGGTTCCCACCTGGAACGGAGAGACTTTCCCCATGCGCAGTTGGCGATCGCTTCGATGAGCGCAGACTTACCGGACCCATTTGCCCCGGTAACCAGCATCACGCCAGTTTGCGGCAAGTCCACGGTGAGTTTATCGTGCACCATGAACCTGGACAGTATTATCGAGCTAGGAACGATCACGACCCATCGCCATCACGAAGTTCTGATAGTCTTGTTCTTCCTGGTCGTCGTCCGGGTCATACTTGTACCAATTAATCGGGTATTTATAATCTGTAGTCTCACAGCTATAGCAGAAAAAATCGCAGCGTCCTTGTTTCCCAGTGGCGTGGAAGGTGAAAACCTCTCCGCAACCCAGGCACCACAACAGCTGGGTAGGGAATAGCCCGGGACTAAGAGCCGACTCTCCTATAACGCTGAATTCTTGACTCGACGCCCGACTTGGTGCCAGGCGCCTCGATGGGATACTCATCGATATAGTCATGGAGAGCTTCATCAATGCTACTCGAATCTCTGGCGTAGGCAGAGGCCACTCTAGCAGCTCGTTCTGCGTCGGACCGGTCCACTACCACTTCTATTACACGAATAGACTCGAACTTATTCTTCACCTTTACAGCTGCTTCGCGCATAGAAACCAGCTCGTTGGTCTTCGTCGTCACCTGAAGAAACAACACATCTAGGGGAGAAGCTTTTACGCCGGTTCTAGCTTTTGCTATTTCGTTCTGTAGTTCGTCCGGTCCCACTTCCAGCTTCAAAAACCTTGGACCAGGAATTTGAATTGGCGAAACCGCTCCGGTTTCGTAGTCCCAGACGGTCATGAAACCAACGTCGTCGAGCCCACAATCACTAAATCCAGTAGGGCAGAGGGTCCCGCACTGCACCACATTGGCAACAGAACCATCAACCCCCTTAAGCTTCCAACGTCGGTGTTGATGCCAATTACCAGCGGCCACGAACTTGATACCGTACTGAAATACCAACTCGCGAACGGTGTCCATGGACACCGAGTCCTGCGCGTGTTGCAGGTACCACGGGGTTTCCTCGTCCCTGATTCCGTAATGGAAGAACAAAGCCCCCATATTCGTTTCATCATGTGGGGGTATTTTTGTTTTTAATACGTCATCGCCCGACCCGACCAAGAATGGCATGTGAACTGCCCAAAGCCAGTTCTTTAGTCGTTGCCAGCTCGGATATTGCACAACATCGGCGCTAAGCAACGGAGCTAAAGCGTGGTCTCCAGGACGGTCCGATACCTGGTCATGGTTTCCGACCAGAAATGTGAACTTCATAGTCGGACTGTAATCGTCGACTATCTTAGCTACCTCTGCCAACATTTGCGGTAGAGGGTCCGCCTTGTCGAACAAATCGCCCAGCACCATGAATTGCCAGCACTTCATTTCTACTGCGCAAACCACAGCTCGTCTCAGCGTCTCTATAGTAATCCTGCAACGCTCGTTAAGACTGGATTCCACCGGACCACCGAACCTTAGGTGGTTTCCGATATGGACATCCGACACGCACGCGATCTTCATACTTTCACGAGGCGTACGCCAGCAGCCCGCATGAAATGCTCCGTTAACACGGTCTTGCGACTGTCGTAGTATTCGATGTAGAAGACTTCGTTTATCCCAGCTTGGACTATCCTCTTGGCGCAATCGTAGCATGGGATCACCGTCGTGTACAGCCTGCATCCCTTAGCGCCAAGACCAGCGCGCACGATTGCATTTTCCTCCGCGTGGATGACCCGAACGCAGCTATCTTTTCCGTCGATATTAGCCAACTCACATCCCGCCTCCTCGCAGTGGAGTTGACCACTTGGTGCTCCGTTGTACCCGGTCATAACTATAAGATTGTCCGGGTCGACAATCACACAACCGACTAACTTCCTGGGACAGGTAGCTCTGGTTGATACCAGTCTTGCCATGGCAAGCCAATACTCGTGCCAATCCGGACGCTTGCCTCTTGTACGAAGGTTCTCTAGTAGCGCTTTCTCCAGTAGCTCTAATCGGTGTCGTCTGTCGTCTCCACCTCCCCCGTCCCTGTTATCTCCGACTGGATTCCCGGCTTCCATTGCAGAGCCTCCAAAGCTTCTTTGTGTGTTTTGACATTGGTGGTCTTTTTCTTGTCTATGAGACCTTCGTCTTTGGCGTGATTGATCGTGGACCAGGCGTTATCCCATCCGTGCTGGTAGTCCAGGCGGACCTGCACCTTTCGCCAAGGCGGGTGTACTTTGTTCTTGGAAGTCATGAAGGTGACGGTTTTGCCGGTGTGCATCTTGCCGTCTTTGACCGACTTACCAGAGAACATCTGTATGCGAATGGTGGCGTAGAACTTGATACCTTTACCACCTGGTGTCGTGGTCGTGTCACCGAACATTACCCCGATTTTATCCCTAATTTGATTGACGAATAGCAGCGTGGCTTTCTTCTTGGCAACAACTCCAGCCAGGATACGGCAAGCCTTGGATAGTTCGCGCGCTCGTTCTCCTATCCGCTCGTCTCCCTCCAGTCCCTCCTCCACTTCTCTCAGTGTCGGCGTTTGGGCGATGCTGTCCCATACGATTAGGGCCGGAACCTTGGGTGGTAACGAGTGAAGCGAGGTCTCGATCGCTTTGGTCGTGTGTTCTATACAGTCTGGCTGCATGAGAATCACGCGCTCTAGGTCGCAGCCGAACGCCGCTGCACGCTTACTGTCGAGCGCATGTTCCGTTTCCGCCAAAATCCCGACACCACCCTCTCTCTGCACACCTGCCAAGCACTGCAGAGCGAAGCTCGTCTTACCGGTTCCCTCGTCGCTGTATACTTCTACTAGACGACCGCAGGGAAGTCCACCGACCCCTAACATGTAGTTGTCGATAACCTCTATACCTGTTGGTATTACTTCGTTCACATCGGAATCAGCACCCTGCGATAAAAGCATTGCTGATGATTTCCCCAGTTTGGCCTGCATGCGGGCGAGAGTGGCGGCTACGGGGTCCTTCATCTAGTCCTCGTCATCCCAATCGATGGCGTCGCCGGCCGTTTTACCCTTCGGCTTACCACGAGGCTTATCGTCGTCCTCATCTTCGTCATCATCCCCTTGCATCATGGCCTTGATTTCGTCCGCCTTGTAGAATCTCACCTTGCGCTGTGGGGGTTGCTCTCCGATCCACTTGCCAGCGATAGTTTCGTCCTTGTTTAGTGGGCGCTGCTTGCCAGGCATGACCGTGTACTCGGTGTCGGTCTTGCTAGTTCCAGTTCGGGTGACTATAACGTCGAAGCCTTCCGTCGGGTCGGTGAAATCCCCGAACTCCGGATCTTGGCGGATGGTCTTGAGCTGTTTCCATACCTTCTGCCCGAACCGGTAAATGACCGGACCCGTTTCCTCTTTCGCCCGGACCACGATGTTGGCGTACACATTCTTCTTGGCGAAGAAGCTATAGGCCAGGTCCTTGTCCGCCTTGCTTCCGCTTTTGTACAGCTTGTTACCATACTCGCAAGCCGGACATGGGGCATTCTGCAACGCCCGAGGACAGGCGAACCCGACCCAACGACTACCTACTTGGAACAGGTGTTCAGGGATGATCGTGAAAGGGCTCTCCCAGTCGGCCATAGCAGGAAGGAATCGAACTACGTGCCTTCCCTCCTCGACCTTCCAGAAGTCTCCCCCTGCGCCCTGCATCGCCTGGGCGTCTTTTTGTGCTTGTTCTTCTCCCCATCCTTTGTATTTCGTGAGTTGTCCCATTTTTCCGTTCTCTCTTTCTTGTGTTGTGTTTAGTTTTGGCTGTTGATTTGCGGATTTCCGTTCATCTCTGCTCTGATGTGTGCGCCTAGGCTTATTAACATTTCTTTTTTAGTTCGTATGGCTTCCACGACACCGCGAAGCTCCTCCTTTTCTACCTCAGCTTCGATCTCTTCCGCTTTGGCTTCGCGGTAGTTGATGTCCAGTTCAACCATCGCTTTCAGGTCATCGAGCGTGGGAGCTTTGCCAGACTTTCCCAGCGTGTC